TTCTGTTATAAACCAGGTCCCATTCTGCTTTTTCCAAGGAATAATAAGAACTATTGACATCAGGTTTTAATGCTTCCATTTTCCTGATGATTTCCTGTTCATTGGAACCAGGAAGTTTCAGGGTTCTAAACAAAGGCAACGTTTTTTCCAGCATCGTTATACTGGCAAACACCCCGTTTAATTCATCTTTGTCAGTAATACTATCGGCCAAATCAAACTTAGTTCTTGGAGATTCAGGCATCCGTTCATCATTCCGTCCGTCAAAGTGGGCATCACGATAAGTTCGGATGTAATTCCCTATAGCAGTCTTAGAAGTCTTTTCTCCTTTGCCGACATTTGATTTAATCGAACTAATGGCACTTAGTAACGTAGATTCTGCACTGATCCGATCATTGACATCCCAACCTTTGTAGTTTTCTGCACTTCTTAGCTTGGGGATCAGTTTTTCGAGATTATCCAGATCGCTGGTGTAGATGAAATTATGCATCTCATCATAAAACGATTTTCGTGCTGTCTCTGAAAGATCCCGTTCTTTCTCTTCCGTTAGCGTAGTGATTTTATCGTTTGCCGCATCCCAATACTGAGAATAGGTTTTAGGATCGATAAACCCAAATGCCTCTTTCCTTATTTTAGAATTGTTATGCATATCCAGAAAGACCTGTGGGTGTTGTTGAGCTAATCTGTAACCCACCGCAGTCTGGACATTCGTTTGAAGATTCTTGTTGAGGTTGTCGTAGTCATCCTGGCTGATAGTTCCAGCACGTAGTCTTTTCAATGCTTCTTCATCGGTGCGTTTAATAATATCAGCAATATCTTCTTCTATTTGTTTCTGGGTATTTAAGATCTCCTGCTGGTCTACAATTGATTGAGTTAAATCAGCTCCACCTTTTTTTAATAATTCTCTTTGTTTTTTAGTTCCTATTTTTAAGGCATGAAGGTTTATTTTGTTTCGGACTTCGGCCTCAATCAGTTCCCTTGTCTGGGCCTGCATATAGGTATTGAAAGACTCTGCATTACGTCTCGTAATATCTTGAATCTTTTGTCTGCGTACCGAAGATAAGCTGTTCAGGAAAGGTTCTGCTTTCCGATCACGCATGATCGAATCACGCCTTTTGTAGTTCTGTTTGTTGTATTTCTGGGAGAGATCTTTGTAGAGCTTGTCTTCTTCAAGACGGTAGTAATCCGAAACGCCGTTGATGTCCGTAAGGTCAAACTGGTTGGATTTGGCTTTTCCAGAGTTGATGTTATCCCGCAACTGCTGAACTTTCTGGGTGTAGTCCAAGAAGAATGCATCAGCCTGATTCTGGTGTTCTGCCTCTTTGAGTTTAGTGGCAATGTCCACCGCCACAGTTCCTACTTCCATCACTGTATCAACCGCATTGGACCATGCCTGCGATCCTGCGGTCTGGTCATCAAAAAACTGCAATGCATTGGGAGGAGGTGCTGGGGCTCCTGTCTGGGTAGACTTAGGCCCCTGTGCGGTTTCTTCTCCAGAGTAGTATTGAAATTCAGCCATTATTCACTCCATCCTGTCATAGCCGCTTTTTTACCTTGTCGTTTACCAGCACCTGTAATCCCCCAATGCCATTTTGAACCTGTGTAAGCATCTCCTCCATAAGTAGTTGGTGACGATGTCCCATAAGCCTGATCCAATGAGATGCCCATACCTGTTCCTTGAGCCAATCCTCCAAGGACACTAGAGAACATATTCAGACCTCTGGAACCTTCTAATCCTTCTGCACTCGATTTCATCAGGGATGCCTTGCGGTAGGACATTTTCTTTTGGAATGATGCACTTTTCTTCATCTCATCGGTTTCCCATTTCACATCATCCCACAAAGATTTAATGCTGTTTCTGGCATTCTTCATATTGGATCTTGCTTCTGCATCTCCGACTTCCATCTGAAGCGCCGCATTTTCTAGTGGAGTTCCACTTCCGACATCTGCACCCCGTCCTGCGGCATAGGTGATGAATTTGGATGCATTCCGTTCAGCCTGTGCTTTGATCTTCATGCTGTTCACATCAGCAGAATTCATGATGGACAGGGACTGACGCAGGGCTACCCGTTTCTTTCGCAATGCACCCCGATTTGCAGTGTCCAGGAGCATATCTCCATAGTCTTCTTCCCACCCTGCCTGAAGCTGTAAGGATTTAATCTTTTGAAGTGTTTGTTGATCCTGTCCCAATCCACGGGCATAGCCCATGGCTCCACCCAAAAGCATTGGTACAAGTAATTGCCACGCCATAATCAGCCTTTATAAATCATTGCTTTCGTAATCAAATCCGATCATCAGAATCGACAATGGAAACGGACCATTCTGACCAATAACAATGTTGTGATCTCCATAGGTCATGTTCCCCATAGTCAACACTTCATCCCCTGTGAAATATGCGACTGCCACTCCCAGATTATCAGTAGGATATCGGAAGATCATTTCATCCAAAGTGGTCTCCGAAGGACCGTACACCAAACCCATCGAATCGAGCATCTTCACCACAATTCTGTGGATCTTTTTTCGGTTTCCAACAAGCACTCCTGAAGGTCCTTCTGCAAGGTCCAAGGTGGTGACAAAGCTGTCGTAGCCAAGGCCTGCATGAATCTTGTCAGACGATGATATAGTGACAGCACCGCTGGCAACGGTCTTATCATTCTGTAATGCGGAATCAGCAAGAATACGGACGGTTTCTCCTTCCAAATGATTCAATCCCGAAAGGTTGGTAACACCTGATCCTTCGGTATATATTCCTGAATCGACATAATGGGCATCATCACTGGTCAGTTCTCCTGAATCATAGAATCGATCCAGGTATTCGACATAACGCACTGTGGCACTGTTTACTGTTCTTTTCACTACCATCCATAGCTGATGATGGGTAGATGTGGGAATAACCGCCAGAGACTCCACCTCGGCACTCGTTCCTGCAACCACATGGTTGCTCCATGCCATCATATTCAGAGCTTTGTTGTAGGTCACAGAAGCCAGTTTCCCATTGTCTAAACGGCACCAGACAATGTTGTAAGGCTGATCCTGATAAACAATTTCTTTGACCGTATCCACTAGAATATCGTCTGCACGGATGGATAAATCATTTGCCTGATTTCCTTCTGCGGATTCCAGGCTGTAAGTAACATCACGCATCTTCCGTCCGTTCTTTTGAACGTAGAGGACGTTGTTATCAATGATCAGAGGATAGGTATTGGTATCAGAGGGGTAGCTGGTGACACGATCAATGGTGAAGTTGAACGGAGTCATGGTGACTTCGGTTTCCGATCCGTACATCTGGAAGACTCCACCAGATGTTCCAATCGAAAGCTTCTTCCCAGAGATCATCCAATCAATGAGATCGACTGTTGCAGAAGAGATGGTCAGGGTCAGAGCATTGTCATCCTTGACTTGCTCCCCGACCACACGGGCTCCTGTTGCAGTTACATTTCCTGAGGCAACCCCTATTTTCTCTGATGGAGAGAAGTTGAAGAAATCACCTGTTTTGGAGAACCAGGTTGTTTGAGGATTATCATCATTTCCTCCAAAACACATCCGTTGCTGAAAGATCTCAACCGTTCTGGGCCACCCTGCATCGGAGTTCCATGCATATTTACGCCACTCATGGTTAGGCCCTGCCGCCACCAGATCTTCCTTCACTGTGGCCGTGATGGTCAATGCATTGGTCACTGAATCAACCTGAAAATACCCCCAACTGATTGCCGCACCCTGAAGAGGGTTGAACCGAAGATAGGTATCTTCGTCATAGCTTTGGAATCCAATTCCGTCATTGATATCCAGAACTTCCCATTTATCTGCACCTCCTCCTGTTCCTGGAGTCTCTGTTTCGGAATCAGATGTATGTCCTACAATGGCGGTGTAATACTTTCCTCCCTGAGTGACAATCTCTCCTTTGTCATAGGCAGTGCTGTCTGCATACGCCGATGAAGTCCCGTCACCGACGTTAATTGTTATTGCCGTACCTTTGGGATAGATCTGCTTTTTAATAATCGTTTCTTTTCCACGATCAATTAAAAATAGAGGCTTTCCTCCCAAGGTTGTTGCCAACTGAAAAGTCGTAGAAGATGCATTTACCACATAATAATCGGTACTTACCGCAAAATGAGTCCCACTATCGGCGGCGATAGTAGGATCGTCTTCATGATATTCAGGAAAATTCCCTGCAGTTGATCCTGTTTTTAATGCCATCTGAATCACCATTCCATCCAAAAGATCATGGTTTGCCAATTGGAAGAAATGGTCTGCAATGTCTACTTGAGGATTTCCGACATCAACGGATGTTACTGTTCCAGATGCGGTTAAAGTCGCAGATTCCTTATGATTAATGGATAAATAAGGACCGTCTGTGGTGTTGACATAATCAAATGCCCAACTGGTATCTCCAGAACGAATCAACTGACGGGGTTGATACGAAGGATGGGCAATGAATAAGATGTCTGCGGATTGGGTAAAGTTAAGAGCATCCAGATCTGCGGTTGCATAAGGCGATACAATCTCATAAGGAGCCCCCAGTACCGCAGAGTTTTTAAAGAATCGGACATACAGATTCCCGAACTCCAGAACATACGCCTGATCCTGTCCGAAGTTAAACGGGACCAGCCTGACTTGCTGATTCGTTTTTGTTGTTGTGACGTAACGGGTTCCAGGTCTTCTGGTGATTGAGCCTTGAGGCATTACCACCATATTCTTGAGATCCTGGACAGAGGATTTATAAGAATCGGTATCTACAAAACCATGCAGTTTTTTAGATATCTGACCATCTGCAAAACTGGTCTGGTAATGGAGTAATCGGGCCATTAGTACGCATTTTCTTGTGTCACACTGGCACTGAAAGGCCTCCAGGAATCAATATTGGTGTAACGGGACTGCAACCATAGATCTGCTTCAATCTTCTGCGGTGTTCCTTCTGCCGCATCCGCACTCCTGGACTCCGAAAGCACTTCCCGATATTTGTCCATCAGAGAGTTTTTCAACTCGGTCTTGCCTGTGATGTCCTGGGCAATTTCTGTTGCCAATCTCAAAGCAATGGACTGGACCAACATCGAATCGAATTTTGCAGTATCGGTAACTCTTTCGATATAAAGGATATAAAGCGTAGAGGCATCCGTGACGATATTGTCTCCTTCAATCTTGAAAGAATACGAATTGTCTCCTGACGTGTTTTCTGCAACCGAAATCAGTCTCAACATCTCGGCTGGTTTCGGATACGCATAGTCATACCCCCAGACAGGGGCTGTGGCTGAAGCGGTCAATTGAGCCCGTTTCAGCGCACAGTTCCATATATGACTCCGAAGTACAAGATCCCGTACATCGTCAAACCGATTGTCGCAAGCCCTGGCACGTTGATTTGCATCAGTCCGTGCCGTGATGGGCTTTTCGCCTAAATTCGATAAGGCGATGTTACAGATATCGACTTCAGAAGCCATCAGGATTTCTTCTTAGATTTGGAAGCCTTTTTAGGCTTTTTCCAAGAAGTCCATCCTTGTGCCAATAAATCATGCCATTCCTTTGATTTAAGAATGACACTTTTGGATTCATTGTTATCACTATAAAGAATTACTTCACTCATAGTATTTTTCCTGATGAAGGGGGCACAGGGCCCCCTATTAACAATCAATCAACAGTATAAAATACTGCCAGATTAATGTCCCCAGTGATTGCGGCTGTAGCAGTGGTAATGATAATGTCGGTTGCCGAAGTATACTCATACCCGAAACCGTTAATACCTGTCCCACTAACTCCACCAAGCAAAGTAACTGCTGAATCCGTAGCAGTCGCTTTTGGATACATCGCAGTTAATTTGTTATCATCACCGCAAATAGATGCAGTAATGAAACGATCAACATCAGATGAATCACCTACAGAAAGAG